CTTGGAATGTTACCTGCTGTGAATACAATAGTTCCACCAGAAGCAGAACCTGCACCTGTAACTGTGTAGTGTGTAGTTAATGTCTTAACTGTTTCAGTAGCTGAAGCATCTCTAATAATAACTTGAACATCTGCGTCTGCAAAAACTTTAAAAGTATAGTTGAAGGTATCTAAAGTACCATTACCAGAGTAGGAATTTTTTACTGTTGTAGATGATATTGTCATATATTAAAAACCTTTAAACAATGTTGATGGCTTTGTAAACAAAAATTCTTGACCAGAATCCTTCATTCTTTTCTCCATTCTTTTTAGTGAACCTGGAGATAAAGTTTCCATCATTTGATAACCAATTGCATAATCAAATGCTGTCTTTATATAGAATAAATTTAAAAATGGAATATTATCTTTTATAGATAAATACGCTTGTTTTCCTGCTTTTCCACCCTCTCCTTTAATAGCATAGTTTATTGCAGCAATAACTTTAGTAGCTTCAGTTAGGAATGGTCCAGCAATAGTTGCTAAAGCACTCGTAGAATTTTGAACATTACCAAATAAAAAATCAGTATAAATACCTAAACCACCACCTTGAAGCATAGCAGAAAAAAATGTTTTTTGATTTAAAGGATCTTTAGGTTTTTTACCTTTAAGTATATCTTTTGCCGTCATAGCAGCATAACCAAATATAGCAGATCCACCAACTAATTGTGCCATACCAAATAGAGCATCCATTTTTTTACCTTCTTTCCACATAGCCATTTCTCTACCAATCATTTTTTGACCAAATGCAAAAGGGAATGCTTTGAATTGACCCATAAATCTTATAGCTTCTCCTGGTCCAGTTCCTGCTTGTAATCCAAGTTTCATCCAACCTCTAGTTCTAGCATCTGGCTCTAGTACGGCATAAGTTGCTCTATCTAAAAACATTCCTAACACTCTTGTTTTTAAATTATCTTTAGCAACTTCTATTTGTCTTGCAGACATTGTTGTTTTACCTTCAATATCTTTAATAACAGAATCTGATAACTTATCTATTTTTTGTGTGTTGAAAAATATTTTACCATCATCAGCTTTATCTACATCCATTTTTCTTATATGATTCCAGATTTTTTCATCAATACCATAATGATTAATTAATCTTTTAAATTCTTTACCTAAACCTTTGTAAGATACTTTAGTTTGTTTAGCTACATAGTTACCCATACCAAGTATTGCTCCATCTTTTAATGAGTTGGTCCACCAGGCTAAACCATTAAGTTTAAAGAAAGTTCTTTGCACTTGAGAGTAACCTCTATTTAAAGCGTCTCCAGCAGAATATCTTGCTGCTAAATCATAAATAATATTATCATTTATAAAACCTAATTGTTCTGCAATTTCTTGTTTTTGTTTTGTATTTTTTATTTTAGCTAATCTACCCATTGCTTCTGCAAGACCACCAACATAAGATCTACCTTGCCATTTCATTTCTTTAGCATAAAGGTGAATATCAGAAAATGCTGAAATTGTTGCACCACCTAATTTTGCCATAGCTAATATAGCACGAGTAATTGCACCATATTTAGCAGCAGCAAAACCATTAATAGTATTTACAGATCCATCTACTTCTGCCATAAATTTTGCATGACCACCTTGTTCTTTCATGAATGCACCAACTGATTCAGCTTGTTCGTCTAATTTTTTTAACTCTGCTGTATTTTTAGCATTTTTTTCTTCTTTGGATAATATTGTTCTTTTTTTAATTAAATGATTTTTAACCAGATCACCTATTTTTTTATAATTGTTTTGAGGGTTACTTCCTAGTTTACTCATCATACCAACATTTTTACCTGCAACATGAAATCCACTAAATATAGATTCTTTTAAATTTTGACCACCAAACATTGCATTATAATCATACCAATCATCAGAACTTTTAAAATGTAAAACTCTTTTTGCTCCCATTTTTTTAACCATACTTTTTGCACCAAAAGTTTCTCCTGCACTATTAACAATTTGATTTTCATTTCTAATTAGTGAGTGATAAGCATTATCTAAAAAATCATCTATGTTTGCTTCATCGGTTTCAAAAAATGTTCTTTTATGATCTAGTCTAGGTTTAATATAATCTTTCCATGCTTGTAGGTTTGTGTCTGCAGATCCATTAGATGATTTTGATTTTACATTATTTTTTACATTAATAACATCTAAAGCATTTCTTAATTGAAAAGGATCTGAACTTTGTCTTATAATCCAACCAGGAAGTTTATCTATGTTTGCTCCGTAGTTGTTATATTTTTTTCTTACTGTCTCCGAAAAATCTTCAATAACTTTAGCAAGTTTTACAATATCACTATTTTTTTCTGTAATAGCTTTACCTTCTCCAAGTTCCCAAATAACTCTAGAAATTTTTTTCTCAATATCACTAGTAGCTTTTGCAAATAAATCATCTACCCCTGCTTCTTTTAGTTTAGCATTAAATGATACTACTAAATTTTTATAATAAGCATCTTGAGCTGCAGCAACTGAATCTCTTGCACCCATTCTTTCCCAATTACTACCAACCAATAAAGCTGTCATTCCTTCTTTTGGATTATCTTTAAAGTTAGCTAAATTCCATTCAACATAATCTCTAATTTTTATTTCATCTTCTATTGCATTTAATTTATTAATTTGTTTTTGTAATTTTTCTTTATCTAAAATTTCTCTAGCAACAGCAGCATTAACAGCATCATCTGCGTCTTTTAATTTAGTTTGACTTTCAGCTTGTCTGATTGATTTTAAAATACCTTCAGCTTCATTTCTGTCTATACCAGATTTACTTAAAGCATCTTCTATTCTTATTAAACATTTATCTGCCATAATTATTTTCCTATTCTACAGTTGATTCCTTCCATAATAGCATTTTCATAATCTTTTGATTTAGAGTTTATATCTTCTAATGCTTTAACAGATGCTCTTGTTTCTTTACTTTCTGGTAATCCTAAACTTCTTTGTTTCTCAAGTTTAGCAACTAAATTATTTTCAGCAATAAGTATCTCTTGATCTAAATTTCTAGATTCTATAGAACTTTGTGCTTTATCTTTATTATACCCATCTACAATTTTATCTACTAAAATATTTCTAGGTTTTGCATTAACTGGAGAAGTTATCTCTTGTGGTTTATTTGTTATTCTTTGATCAATTAATTTTTCTCTACTAGTAAATTGTTCTACTAATTCTTTTTCTCTTTTTAATAATTTAGATTTTTCTTTTTTTAGTTTCTTTAATTCTGGAGTATATTTAATATTTGATATTTTTCTTTTTGGATCAAAATATTTTTCTAACATATTGATCTTGTTTTGAACTTCAGTTAATTTTTTATTAACCTCAACACTTTCTTCATTTACTTTTTTTCTAGCTTTCTCAACTATGTTTTCATCTATTTGTGCGTGTCTTAATTTAGGATTTAAATCAGCATAATCTTTTACATTAACTGGAACTTCTTCACCTAAATCTGCTATTGCTTTTGCAAGTAATAACTGTCTAGTATCTGGATCTACTTCTTCCAGCTCTTTCATTATTCTTGAATTTTCTGGATAGTATTCTCTATATAAGCTAAAAGCAGGATCTTCTTGACTTTTAGATTTTAAATTTTTTCTTGATTCTCTAATTCTTTTTTTAAATTTTCTATGAGTGTATTTATCTTTTAATTTACCTGCACCAACATGGAGACCACCACCGAGAATAGTACCAAATGATACTGCCATAAAACTATCCATTAAACCGTAATCAGATTGTTCGGCTTTAGCAGCTCCATAAACTAGTGGCTCAACAGCAGCAATACCTGTCAAACCTTCTAATGAACCTTTCATCATTCTTGCTTTTGTTAATCCATATTTTGCAACTAAACTTGCAAATCTTACTTGACCCACAACAGGGATAAACATCATTGCAAGGTTAATTGGATCTGCTATACTTGCTACCATTGCTGTACCAAATTTTGCTGTAGTAGCTACAACACCTGTTGGTCCACGTTGGATAATACTTTGTCTATCTCTTTCTTCTTTTTTTCTTTCTACTAAAACATCTACAGTAGATTGTTTTTCATCTTGTTCAAAAAATATTCCAGAATCTTTATATTTTTTATTTAACTCTTGAAATGGTATTAAAGGTTCATCAACATTTCTACTTTGATTTAATTCATATAAACGTAATGAAGAAGATACAGGGTTATATTTCCAGGCATCTTTTGCTGTCTCTGCAAGAACATCAGATAAGTCAGTAGAAAACTGATCAAAACCTGTTTGCTTTGCATACTTATTTATTTCTAAACCGAATCCTATATTTGCCATATTGATTAAGGTGTTTGTTCTTCTTCTTTATTAGTTCTATAAACTTCTAAATCTAATAAAATATTTGTAGTTGGCAATACATGAGAGCCATCATCAAATTTTAATTCTAATAACTCACCTTTTTTATTTTCAACTAAACCTAATGATCCGTCTGGAAAAGGTATTGCAAAAACAATTCCAGAACCATCTGCACTATTAACCCAAACTCCTTTATCTTTTGCTTGTGCTAACATCTCTTCATTTATTTCATCATCATCTATATCTGGATTTGAAGATTGAAAAGAAAACATATCAAAATCTTCTAAATGTTTTTCTTTTATGGTTTCTGCTTTTCTTTGAATTAAATTTATTTGACCATCTGATAATGTATCATTGTTATATCTTTTAGGAATAAAGTAAGTATTGTCTCCACCAAACATATTATCACCACCAGCAAATACAAAGTTTTTCATAACTTCATTTGTTGCAGCTTCAACAGCATCTTTTTGAGACATACCAGTTGTTGATGACATTGTGTTTATTGCAACGTAACTAATGATTTCCTGTATATCATTTAATTCTTTATTGGCTCTAGTAGTGTTCATCTTGTTGCTAAACATAACTGTGTCTCTTAATTCTTTCATGTTTGTTGCAACTTCTTGTCTTATACTGTTTTTATCTAAATCATAATCTTTAACATATTGATCTAATATTGCTTTCTCTTCTTTAGTATCTATGCTCATTACTTTAGTTGCAAAATTTTCATCACCTAAATAAGAAACAAGTTTAGCAGTAACAGGTAAACCATTTGCACTTAATTGATTTAAAACTCTTCCATATTGCTCTCCATATTGCTCTTCTAATCCTTGAAGATAACCTATTTTATTTAATGGATCTTGATTTTCATAATCTCTTACAAGATTTTTAGCAAAGTTTTCTGGTATTACTTTTACAAGTGATGGATCAATTTTCATATCTTCTTGTGCTTGAACAACAGAGTTTACATATTTTTGAAATAGTTTTTGTTTTTCTGGTGATCCTTCTGGTTCATTTTGATAATTATTAAACAAATCTCTAACAGTAGAGTTATGTGTAAGTATTAATGTTGCAGCATCTTCTTCAATAAGTTTATTTTTATCTGCTAAAAAACTTTGTGCTTTTGTTTTATATTTTAAATCTTCAGCATAGTTTCCAGAACTTAAATTCCAACCATCATATATTGATTGTTCAGTACCAACTTCAGCATTCATTATTTGTGATTTAACATCAGAAAGTTTTAATGTATTTTGTTCTGTCAGTATAAAATTATTATATGTTTCATTTCCAAATATTTCTTTAATAGCTGGTTTATTTATATCTAGTGTGTCTCCATTTTCTAATGCTTTAATATAATTATCTACTTGCTTTGTTAGTATTGGAGCAGCTTCTAATTTTATATCTTTTAGTAAATCTTCTCTAGTTTCAAGATTTAAATTTTCATATTCACCTGTATTTAGCTTTCTAAAAGTTTCTACAGGATCATCTACTGAATCTCTTTTAGCTGTAAAGTAAGCTATCTTGTTTGGTATGTTTGCAACTTTTGCTTCATACTCTGTAATAGTAATCATACCATCTTCAAAATCACTTTTATATAATTTAGTTAAGTCTGCTGGTAATGTTTGTATTGCTAAACTATTATCTCCACTTGCAGGATATAATACGTCTGTCATAAGACTTTGTTCTTTAGCTTCTGAAGCTAATGCTCTAGAGTTTAATAAATTTTTATGTACGGCATTATCTACTGCATATATTTTTTTTTGTTCTTCCATTAAATAATTATTTGAGAACAATGTTTTTATATTTGAATTAGATGCTTGAGATTCAAATTTAGTTCTAACCAATTTACTTTTTTCCATTAAAAAAGCATTTGCTTTATCACCATCTTTCATATTAGATGCTTCTTGAACATAACCATTTAACTCAACTACAGCTTGGTTTTCTAGTTCTAATGCTTCAGTTTTGTTTTCAGCATTTTTTCTTTTAACTCCATATTCACTTACTTTTTTAGTTATTGGTGCTAAAGAAGTAGCCAAGTTATCTTTTAAACTCATTTGAATATTTGTTTGAGCAGAACCTGTGTCAGTTGTCATTGTTCCTTTAGATGTAAATACTGGAAGTTTAGGCATTATACTGTTGTTCCTTTAGACATAGTTAGTAACGATGTACCTGTTGAAGCTATTGTTTGTATTTGAGCAAATTTAGCAGATTGTTGTGCCATATCACCTTTAATTCTAGCAAAACTAGCTTGTTCAATTTTATTAGCTACTGCCATTTTAGAATTATATTTTATTAAATTTTCTTGTAATATTTTTTCTTTTTCATTTGATCTAGCAACTCTTAAAGCAGATCCTTCATAAGTAGCACCAGACTTTGCAACAGCAACTTTAGTTTGACCTCTTAATTTTATAAACTCTTTATCAAATTGTTTTAAATCAAATTCTGTTTTTCTTTCTATTGCTGTAGCTTGTTGTTCTAAAACTTTTGCGTTTCTGTCATTAACAGCTTCATTAAAGTCTCCAATAGCACCTTGAGATTTGTATTGAGCAACACCCATTGCTCCAACTACTGCTGCTTGCCATCCCATTAGAATAACCTCGCATACATATATTGATCTGAACCATCAAAACCAAATTTTTTCATTAATCCTTCTTCCTCTAATCCTAACCATTTAGCAAATTTTAAACCAATTGTATAGTCAGCTCTTATAGCACTTTGAACTCTATTGATATTATTTTCTTTAGCAGTTTTTGCAAAACCTTTTTTAATTGCTCTTGCTACAAGTAAAGGATGATCTAAAGTATCTTTAGTAGCTAGCACCCAACCTTCTGCAACACCTTTCCAAATTATTTTCATACCTGCGGCAAAGATAGGTTTTCCATCAATCATACCTGTAAATGCTAAGTTCTCTTGTTCTAAATTCATTGCGTTACCTTCAAACTCCATATCTTTATCCATCAATACATGGTTCATTTGTTGTTTCATTATAAATTTACCATGTTCACCTTTATATTTGACAATATTTAATATTCTATCCATCGTTTGTTTGAAGTTTAGGATATAATGATAATATAGTCAAAGGTAAGGGTTGTGTTTGTCTAACAACTATAAAACCATCTGTCTCATAATTTCCTCTAAATTCTATTTCTTTGTCTCCAGTAAATACATTAACACCACTATTCATTGCGTTAGCTGAAGATCTAAATGGTATTCGTTCCATATTGTCTAGATCTGGACCAATCTCAATACCAATACTTTCATAAAGTCTAGCAGTAATTTCATAAATTCTTTTAGTTTTACTTTGTGATGTACCATTGTCTGCACCAGCATCTATTCTCATTGTTTGTAATAAAGATACATAAGGTAAACCAACTTTAACTTTTGTAGATGATCTATCCAATGTAATTGCACCAGAGCTTACAGTTTTATTTGGATGTGTCGCACCATCTGCAAGTACAGATACTGTTTGACCTTCAAGATGATCTAAACCAGATATAGTTGTTGTTGCAGATCCATTATAAGCTAATTGAGAATCTAAATAATTAAATGATGTATCATCTGTTTCATCAAAATCTAAATTATGTAAATACTCTACATATCTTTTTGTAGCACCATTGATTGTTCTTTTTATAATAACCCAAACTTGATACTCTGAATTATCTGTTGGTAATACTTCAACACTTTCACATACTGCGTTACCACTACTAAATGATCCACCAAATATATGTCTATGCCAGGCAGTTACTTGTTGTTCTCTTTGATAAGTAAATCCTAAAAGTTGACCATCAGTTCTAACGCACCATATAATACTATTAGGTTCTTCTTGGTATGCCATTTGTGTAATACCAGATTCAGTAATGTGTTCTGAAAGAATAGTTAAGTCTGGAGCAACATAACCATCAACATCAAAATTATATGCTAGTTCTCTAATTTTTCTTTTAGCACGTTGTAAAAATAATGTTGCGTTACCTACAGCAATACCATCTACATTTGCTGCACCATGATTTGATTGTTTGTTAATTAAAATATTTGTTGGTGTAATAGCTTCTCCTGTACCACCCCCATTAACTGCAAACTCACCACCTGCTGTACCTATAATTAATGTTCTAGTTGCTGTTAAAAATCTAATTGCATTAACTTGGTTTGACGCAATAGTATAAACAATAGCATCATCATCAGCTACTGTTTCGTGATACTTATCATCAAAGTTTTCGTAGTCTGCAGATCTTGAAAAAAATATAGTTTGTGGTTGAGTTTTAGTTGCAGCAAATACTAATCGTTGTTCAAAGAAAGTAACACAAGATGGATAACCTGTAGTATCTGAAAATGATCCTAAAGCAAAATCTGTAGTAGGAGTAGTAATTCCTAAGTCTATAATTACTGTTCCAACTACAATAGTAGTAGAGGTAACACTTGTTATTTTTAAATGACCATCTTTAATATGAAGTAGTCTACCAACATCTGTAGATAAAAAACCTTGATTAACATTTATACCTGTTGTTGATGAAAAAGTTACAGTTGTTGTTGCACCAACTATTTTATGTGATGGTGTTGCTGTTGTAGTTTCTACATTGTGATCCATGAATGGTCCATTAATTATAACGTCATTAGTTAATACCCAGTTAGTATGACCAGTTCTAGTTAGTTTTCTAGGATGGTGATTTGGATGAGTTATGTACATAGTGTCTGCAGATTGAGCAAACTTAATATCAAATAGTTCTGCTTCTAAAAAAGGTGAAGCTATTTCATAAGCTGAACCACCAGATAATATCTGACCATTGTCTTTATAAAATCTAATGTATTGATCTCCAAACTCAAGAATGTAAGTTTGTACTGTTGAAAATTCAAAAGAAATTAATCTAGTTTTTTTTGTGCTATCTTTTACTTCTGCAACAAACTGTGTACCAGATCTTCTTGATGCTGAACCATGAGGATATACAATCATGTTCTCTAAAGTTTTACATCCAGAATTATATTTAGCTAAATCATTTCTACCATCTAATCTTGGTGATAATTCACCACCAGTAAAATTGGTTAGCTGAACAGCAACTCTACCCATAGGTTAGTACCTTGAGTTTATGAACGAAGAAGATCCAATAACATCTGATTGACCATTGTCTGGATTTGTACTTTGACCTTCAGTTGCGTCTACGAATCTTGCTTCTCTTAATTTGTCTTGAAATAAATTATACATATTTTGCGTAGTAGGATTAGATGAAGTTACAGCATAAGCAATGTCTGCTGCTAATGATGCTGAAATAGTTTCTCTTAATAATTCATCATACTGATTAGGATCTTCTATTCTAGCTATGTATTGAATTTTTAATGTACCATGATTTGCTAAAATTTTTCTACCTTCAACTTTATAATCATAATCATAATTTAAAATTGTAACTACTCTCAAACAATCTGCAGGTAAAGTAAACTGATATGAAAAACCCCAAGAAGGAGTTTCAGTATCTTTTGCAAGTTCAACTCTTTTAGTTAAACAATTCCAAAGATGAGATCTAAATAAACTATCTCTAACTTGTGTGTATCTTGCGTTGCAAAGTCTTGCGTTTTTTGAATCTTCTGTAAGTGTTAAGATTGTTGATGCACCAAGTTGGTTTAATGCTCCATTACAAATATCTACTACTGATGCCATATTACTTCCTTATAATATACTTACGTCTTATTTGTCTATCTTTTTCTAACGCAAATATTTCTTCTGTTGTTCTACCTTCTTTTGTGTCAAAACCATAATGATTTTTACCATCATTCTTAAATCTATCTACCAACACATATCTGTAGACATGATCTCCCTTTTTAAAATGTAATACTGTTTTTAATTCTTTTATTTGTTTCATGCACTCTAGGGGGTTTCCACTCTCGCTTCCACCCCCTAAAATTTATTTACTATGCTTCGTGAGCCTGTACTTCTACAACTTTAGCTTCTTCCATTCTAGTTGCACCGAATGCAGCAGAATAGTAAACCTGAGTTGCGTAGCCTTTATCAGATCTCTCATCGATTCTAGCAGTAGAATCTTTACCAACAGCTAATGCAACACCATCAGATACGAAAGCGATACATTTTCTTTTGCTTGAAGCAATAGCTAGTCTGTTAGTTACACAGAAGTTGAAACCTAAGAAAGAATTAACATCACCAGATGCTAATGCTTTTACTGTGTTGAAATCACTTGAAGTCACTTCAGTAGTTCCTAATAGATCAGAGATCTGTTTTGGAGATACAATGATGTGTCTCGGTAGTGAAGGATCAACGTCAGCAAGATCTATGATTTCTTTCGCTTGTCTTAATTTAGCGATAGTTAAACCAGCAGTTCCAGCTTCAACGATTTTTTGACCAGCAGGTAAAGCAACAGCAGTACCACCAGCAACACCTGTGTCAGATGAACCGATTGCAGCAGCGATGATTGCATCATCCATAGCTCTACCCATTGCATAAGCAGCAGCTTGTGCATAGCTAGAAGTAGGATCTACTAACATTCTTACTTTATCTAGATCATCAACAAGATCTGCAAACTCATAGTCTACCAAGCTAACTCTTCTTCTTGAGTGAGGAGTATCAGCTTGTGGAGTGTCTGAGTGTCTAGTTGATCTTACTGTAGCAGTAACGCTTCCGATTTGATCGAAGAATGCGTTCTTACCAGTTACAGATTCTAATCTTACTTTATCTCTAAGAAGAGAACCTTTTTGTTGTGATAACATTTGTATGTTTGAACTATATTGTTCTACAAATGCTTTTGTTATTTCAGTTGACATATTATGTCTCCTATTATTGTTAAGTTAATGTTAAAACAAAACAGAGACGTTCTCAGAAAACCTGGCTTCTCTTGGATTTAAAGTCTTTTAGACTACAAGTCTATTCCTTGTTGTCAGTAAGGTTCTTACGAATTGTCTTACTTTTCTTAGACGAATTTTCATTCGTCTTAGAAACCCATGTATAATATTTTTCACAGCTTGGCAAGGGATCAGATTTTATTTTTTCTGATCCACTTTCCAATACCATTCTTAATATTTCTAATCTTATTTCTTCTTTATTCATTAAGCATTGTTCTCAAAGTAAATACTTGTTGAACCACCTTATCATGTTCTGGGTGAGCTTTATTCCAATATGGACCATCTCTATCATTAACAATAGAACTAATTTCACTTTGGTAGTCTCTTCCAGATGTTGAGTTTTCTTCTGCAGTACCAATCATTTTATCTTCAGACATAAGATTAGCAATGTTTGCAAAACCTTTAATAACTGAAGGATGATCTCCTAAACGAGTACCATCTTTTAGTTCCATGTTTAGTATTTTTTCATCCATGTTTGCTTTAGCAACTCCTGCAGCTTTTTTTAAATTCTCATCAAAAGATCTACCCCATTCTTTTCTGAGTTCAGCTTCTGCATTTGCTTGTGCAGTTTCTGTATCTATTCTTGCTTGTTGCTCAGAACTTTCCATAGAATTTTTATAATATTCTAGGATACCTTGAGCCTGTTTATTATTTAAACCTAGCTTGTGAGCATTTTCTGCAAACGATTTAATTGTACCATCATCTAATGGAACTACTTCAGATTTTACATCTAGTTTATATTTATCTGGAGATTCTGGTCTGCCAAGTTTATCATAAACTTCACTCCATTGATCGTCTGTTGAGTTTTGATTTGGTACAGCAACTTTATCTTGACCAATCATTCTAGTTGCGTTGATATAGCTTTTAGCTAACGCATCTATTTCAGTAAATTTAGAAATGTTTGGATCTTCTCTAAACTCTTGTGAAATTGAATCTTTCCAAGTTGAAGGTGTTGAATTATTTGTTGTTGCTATAGTTGGTGCAACTGGTTCTGTAGTTTGTGTTGTCTCTGCTACAGGCTCAGTTGTTTGAGTTGTCTGTTCTTCTGACATAGTTGTTATCCTTATTTGGTTTGAAGCATTTGTTTAATAAATAGAAGGATGCTTCGTTGACCTTCCATATATGCACTCTCATGGCTATCACCTTTAACATTGGTAGTAGAATGATAATGACATCTTTTTTCTAGATCAGATAAAACTTCCTTACCTTCATCTGATGTAAAAATATGTTTATAATTTTCTTGTAATTTTTTTATATAAGCTTGTACTGCTTTTTCGTCTTGCATATCTATCCTTTTGTTTTTTTATTATTCTTGAATTTCAGCATTAGCTAACGCTTGTGCTTCTTCTGGTAATGCTTTTGCCATTGGTGCAGCAGCTCCAGCAGATTCAGCAACTTGTTGCATTTGTGCCATTTGTTGTTGTTGTGCTTGTTGTTGTTGATCTTGTTCTCTTTTAGCTTGAACTTCATTTTGAGTTTTTAAAACTTTTTGTGGAACACCTACAACATCCATTAAATGTTTAACAAGTTTATCCATATTAACATGATCGAATACTGGAGCAACATTTGCAAGTGATCCTAATATTTCTATACCTCTCATAATAGATTGTAGCTCTGCAGATTTTTGTGCTTTAGCTAATGGAGATACATATTCAATTTCTATATCTTGACCAGATAAAAAGTCTGGTGCTGGTCTAAATAAATTTTTTCTAAGTAGTAATGCAAAAGTTCTATCGATTAATGGTTTTAATAATTCTGATTGTAGTCTACCTAATACTGGACCAAGTAATCTCATCTTCTCTTCGTTACGTTGGATAACTTCTGTTGCTGTCATTTGTGGACCACTCTGCATCATTAATTGATTTACATAGAAAGCATTTCTAATTGAATCTCTTCTTTGCTCTTCCATGTTTAAACCTAATGGAGTGTTCGCACCAATGTTTAATGGTTCAATTCTATCTCTAGTACCAGATCTATAAAAATTTAATCCACCAGGAACAGTTCTTACTGGTAAAATAAATCCATCATCTGGAACTAATAAAGGTGGGTCAACTTGTTTTTGTGCAGACTTGATTGTAGTTTTAGACATTTCATTTAACATCTTAACATCTGGTAATGCTGTCATTGCTGGAGATCTACCATAAATTTCGTGTGATGCTTTTAAGTATCTTGGTACTACAAAAGGAAACTCTTTAAATCCAGATACAGATAACTCATCACCTGTTCCAGCTTCTAAATAAACAGATTCAAAAGGCATATTAGCTTTATCTTTTTTCTTAGGATTAAAATCAGATCTTGGATATATTGCGTGAAGTATTTCTATTTCTTCATATGGATCTTTTCTATTTACAGTTACAATGTTATCAGAAACATTAACACCAAATTTTTGTATTGCAGCTCTAGCTGTTAATCTAAACTTTCTAAATATTGTATCTATTCTACCTTTATCATTTTCTGAAATATACATTTCATTAATATGTCTTGTAGAATATTTTAATGTATCTTCTGCATCTTCTTCAATAAACATTGCTGCAGTACCAAATGTAATTAGATCATGGTACAGTTCAAATATTTCTTGTTGAAAATTAGACTTGTTAATTGCGTTGTACATAACTTCAGTAGCATCTTCCAACCAGGCTTTTGCTTCATCGTTATCTTCAAACTCTCCACCTTTAAATCTTAATGAGAACCAAGTAGTAGCAGGGTTCGTCAACATACCATGAAGTGAAGCAGCTAATAGTTCTACTGCTTGTAATGGTGAACTATCAAAAATAAGTTCTGTTCTCTTATCACCTTTAGATCTTGTTTTAGTTACATCAGCTTTTCTTGGTTGCATATAGTCTGCAACTTCTTGCCAATGACTTTCCCAGTTTTGTCTATTTGATTTTAAGCGATCAAATCTTTTTAATAATGTTTTTGCTAAATCTGTTTGCATATTATCCTAATAAAGTTTTTTGACTTAAGGTTAAACCTTGATCTTTAACACCTTCTGGAGATGTTGCAATCATTAAAGATCTTCCTCTACCTCTTCTTTTTTTTGAAATTAATTCATTTGCTGATGCTCTTGCTTCTTCTGATGTAACTTCTGGTGCAACTTGAGAAACTTCTATTGATGTTGGTGCTTTTACTATTGGAGCTTGAACAACTTGATTGCCATTATTATTACCTCTTCCATCATTCATAGAATTAGTTGCACTACTTCTTGTTGATGATCCTTGATAGTCTGGAGTTCCCATTAATGATGTATTAACTCTTCCTCTTCTTACAGATTTTGTTACTCCTCTAACAGCAGCTCCTATAAATCCACCAGTTTTTACAAAGTCTCCAACTTTTTCTAAAGCAGATTTTGGTTTATTATATCCAAACTCTGTTTTATTTTTTTGGTTTCTGTCTGATAATTTTTGTTGGTTCTTTGTAGATAATGTTGATCTTTTTGTGTTTGGTGCATCTGCACTTCCACCACCACTTGCTCCATTAGATCCCATAATTATTTTCCAAATGTCAAAGAAGATTTGTTTTCACTTGTAACTTCTTTTTTTGATTCTGATTTAGTTTCATTAATACCTACACCAGAATCTAATTTATTTCCTAAGTCAAACAATGGTTTCTTCTTAACAGATTTAGTTTCTGATTTTTCTTTTTTAAATACTTTTTTAATTTTATCTAACATATTATTATCCTAGTAATGTTTTCTTCTCTACGTCTGCTTCTTCCATAGCAATCAATGGAGAAGTTTTGATTGTTGATTTTCTACCTTTTCTTCTTCGTTCTTTAGCAGCAAACTCTGCGTCTAACTTTGCTTGTTCTGCTTCAGATAGTTCTGTATCTGGTGGCTCTGGTAAAGGTTGCACAGGTGGCAACGCTGGTATTTTTGGTTTAAGTATTGATCCCATAATTAAATAATCCTATAGTTATTATCTGCTACACTTTGTGGAGCATTTTGTCTAGTATTTAATTCTTGTAGACCAACTGCTAAGTAACGCATCGCATCACAAGCATGAGAACTCCAATCGTGTACAGGTTTCGATCTGAACATTCTATTTTTGTCAATGTACTTCCTGTGGTAATGTCTTAACGCATCTATCAAACTTTTGCAATGGTCTGTATCTATCCAACATCGGTTGAGCAACATAGTTACTGCGTGGATTCCTTCCTCTACTGGTAGCTTCGGTACTACCTTAAATCTAATTCCTAACTGATAAGCTATTTCTCTTCTTGTTTTGCCATTACCAAATTCTTGTACTTCAATATCGTGTGGTGCATAATGTTCTTTGTAAACGTATGGTTTTTCGTTTAGCAACTGAATATAGTGTGGTAATCCATGACCACGTTCTTCATGGTAATCTATTATCTGTATTGCTGTTCCTTTTTGTTGAAAGAATATAATACTACTGTGGTCTGCGACACCGAGATCCCATGCAGTTGAGACAGGCAAAGTAGGATCGTAGGGTACTCTTGCTAGTTGCTTCTTATCATCTAACTTGGCTATTTCATCTCCATAGATAGCACCTTCAATGTTGGCAATCCAATCACACTCAAATTCTTGTAGGTACTTCTTCTCACCCATAACTTCTTTTGCTTTTTCTAATTCTTCTGGATCTACAATCTTTGTATCACTTGCTTTAGCTTTATAGTTAAACCAATCTTCTGCTCCATTAGCGTGTTGGTAGAGATCATAAAAGTTATTGTTCATTCCAGCAGGTGTACCAATAAAGACACAGTAACCTTTACGATCAGATAGAGCTGGTCTAATTATCTCTGCAAATAACTTTCCTTCAATGTTTGCGTATTCATCGATCACACAACCATCCAGGTATATACCTCTTAACCCATCAGAGTTCTCAGCTCCTAGTAATGTTATTCTAGCACCATTCGGCAGATCTACTCTCAATTCTGTTTCATTAAACTTTGTTGCTGGGATTTTTGCAGTAAACTGTTTCATGTAATCCCAAGCGATTGACTTCGCCTGTTTAAAGGTGGGTGCAATATAAGCAAATCTAGGATTCTTATGTTTGCACATTAATGCTGATTTGATTAAGTGGTTTATCATACATACTGTTTTGCCAAACCTTCTGTGACAAACCAGCACACTCCATCTATGTTTATTAATTTGTTGATGTAGATAACTTTGATGTTTTCTGGGAGTATAAGGGATCTTAATGTTCATCTGTTAATGAACCATTTTAGAACGAGGGGTCTCGTTAATAGATTGGTAATCAACTCCTAATGTCATCATTACATAATCTGCAAATAGTTCAGCAGCTTGTTTATTAGGTATACCAAAGAATCTTATTACTAGATTATTAGTTTTTTCATCAACATAAGCAACACAATCAAATTCATCACTATTCATATAATCCATATACTACATCTAGTGTATTCGCTTTTTAAAACAACTAAAAAATAATTTTGGTAATGCGTTTGTATAACTGGTGCAGGGTGTCTGTGTGTGTCTGTTTACAATTCCCATGTATATATATAAGAAAAGTTAGGTAGAAAATTTGGGGTAGTAGGGGGTGCAGTTTTTAAAAAAGCTGTAAAAGTTGCAGTAAATATTACTAACGATAATTAAAGTTATCAATTGTAATGTCTGATAACGCTTTATTATCGGAAAATATTTTGGCGTATTAGATCCGTTTGTTATGTCGCATAAGTTAAAAATGTTTATGTCTAGTTGGTTGAACCATCTTTATAACTAATTATAAATATATCTCACTCATAATACTTTATAACTATTCTAATCTATAAGCTGCGTCAATTTGTCAACTGATATTAATTAACCAATATGTTAAATTGATATTTATGAAAATAAAAAACAGAAAAAAGACTACATTGTACTATTTAGCTTATGCTTTTAATACTTTGTTTTTATTAAGTGCGTTTATATTAATTAGCTTAATTGCTTTAAACTAAGAAAGGGAACTATGAATAAAATAGATCAAGTAATAATAAATGAACTACCAAATACAACGCCTGTTAATGATCAAAAAAGAATAATAGACATAAATAAAATAGATGTAGCATTTAGAGAATTAGAAGATGTTGACAATCAATACGAGATTATGAAATTTATTTTATCTTGTTTAAGTGATCAGCAAATTAGAGACACTAAAAAACTTATAAAAGTTTGGAAACAATACGAAAAAAAACTAAACAACTAAGAAAGGGAACTATAATATGCTTTTAATTATTAAATGGTTAATACTTTTGTCATGCTCAATGTTAGGTATGGTTATTTTAGCAACTGATCCAACGCAGCAATCATTAGGGTTTATATTAACCTTTGGTTGCTTTTTATTATTTGCTTTAGATTTTGCTAGAAACTTTATAGATTAACGCAACAATAGAAAGGTAAAACAATGGAATATTTTTATTTAGCTTTAGTATTAGCAATAATAATTACTTTAATATTTGGTAAATAGGTGCGACAATTTGGCAACTATAAAAATAAAACAATAACAATTATAACAATAAAAAACAACTAACAAAGGGAAAAAAACAATGACTACATATAAATCAGCATACAAAACAACAACATTTGTTGAAGATAAAAAAATAAATGTAATACACCATGCAACAAAAATAATTGAACATGATGTAGAGAACAACACAATAACTTTAAACAATGGTGGTTGGTATTCTAAAACAACAAAAGACAGAATGCACAGTTATTTAATTGAAAATGCTAGTTTTAGACTTTATCAAAAAAAAGGTAATTGGTTTATTGACCAAGTAGATAAATTAAATGATTACAAAGTTATTAAAACTATACCATACGAAAACAATATAGTTTTAAAAGTAGCATAATTAACAAATAGAAAGGAACTTATGAGATATAAAAATGAATATGATGATTTTTTAGATGATCTTTATGATACTGGTAATTGGTATTTTTCTAAATTATTAAAAGATAGTGATCCCATTGCTTATGAAATAGGCTATGAAGATTTTCTTTGTAGTAGAGATTTAGACGAAGATGAGGTTGCTTAATGAATTGGAAAGATAAAAGAATTAATGCAATTAATAGAATTATTAAAAATAAATATCAACATGAGTATTATATTCAGGAATATTGCAGCATTTTAAATTCTAAAGCTAAAAACAAAAAACAATATAAACAACAGAAAGCGAGTAAATAAATGACAAAATATAAATATGTTATGGTTAATAACTTAACTTATCTTAAAACAGATAAAGATGGAAATGATGATGGTAAAATTTATCAATACAATGGCGATCATTCAAGTTTTTGTGATGGTATTTTACCAGATGATTTAGAGGAAATAAAAGAAAGCGAGGAAAAATAAATGAAAAAACAATTTTTATTTTGGAGAGAGGTGAATAAAAGAGTTAGAGAGGAATGTACTATTGAAGCTAAAGATTTAGATGAAGCAACAAAATTACATAATGAAGGTTATTGTGATTATGTAGAGGTTGATTGTTTAGATGATAAAATACTAGATGAGGGTACAGATGAAACAGAAAGCGAGGAATAAATATGAATGATGATAGTAGCTGCGACAAACTAAATAAAACAATAAAAAAGTTCAACGATTATTTGGCAAAAATAAATAAAGAAATAGATCTAAATCAACATGATCTTAAAATACATTATGATTATGATATAGTACCTTTACCAGATGATATAATTAATGAAGCAAACAGAAAGGATAAATAAAAATGGATATGACAATAAAAGTTTTATTATTATATGGTTTAATATCAATAGTTTACGAGTTTTTAAAATCAAAAAAAACCAACAAGAAAACAGAGGTTAAAAAATATGATTATAATGGGTAAAGCAATACATAGAAGATATACTAAAGCGGTTATGTGGTGCGTCATTTTTGTATCTATAATTATTTTGGGTTTAGCATTATTAATAATTTAAAATGAATAAACAACTACAACAAAATTTATCTGTAAGGGAATTGACAAAAATATTATTCAATACTCTTAAAGATGAAAATGGTCTAGCAATTAAAATGATTGTTAGAAATTATAACAATAAAAAAACAGAGGATAAAAACAATGACAATAAACAACTACGAAACCTGGTTGCAAACGGCTCAATCTAACGAAACCATAACTTATCACAAAGGCTATTTAGCAAAAGATAGGTTTTATAATAATGATGTAAGAGATACAGCAAATTTATTTATGCGTAATGCAAAAAATAATACTGTGGTTTTATATCAAAAAAGAATTAGTT